ACCGTTTCATCGTATTCACATCCCCATATAGCCCTATACTTGGCATCGGTCATCTGCTCCTTATCACGAACTCTTTCTATCTCCATCTCCAGCCTTATGTCGATATCTGGAGTTAAAAAGCTGTGGATAGAGGAGGGCCAGTATGTATCAAGCGCCAGCCTTGAAGTCCTGACGCCATCAGTTCGATCAACAGCGGCTGAGAATCTAGCCGGCAAAGAACCCCCTGAAATCTGGATAACCATGAACCGTGGCTCACGTCAGGCCGCTATTGCTAAACGCTATCTTGCTATTGCCGAACCATCCCTCTCAAGAATCGGGCGCTATGAAGACGAGTTAATGATGGTTGTGGAAATCAACTATCAAGATAACCCGTGGTTCCCGCCGGAGATGGAGATAGAAAGAGTTCGTGATAAGGAGCAGATGACCGATGCCAAGTATAGGGCTATATGGGGAGGTGAATACGATGAAACGGTTGAATACGCTATTATTCAGCGAGAATGGTTCGACGCAGCGATTGATAGTCATCTCAAGCTGGGTATCACGCCGAAGGGAGCGACTGTCTTCACTTATGACCCTGCAGACATGGGTAAAAATAGCAAAGCATATGCGTGCAGAACGGGTATCTTCTATCACGACATTGGAGAAATAGACGCAGGTGACATCTATGAGGGATGTGACGCCGCAACCTCTATGGCCATTCACCACAGAGCCGACATGTTTGTCTGGGATGGTGACGGTATGGGCGCAGGCATAAGGAAACAAGTAGCTGAAAACTTCAACGGGATCAAGTGTGAGTTAAGAATGTTCCGAGGCTCAAACGAGGTTGAAAACAAAGCGAATGTCTATGATGGCGTGGGTAGTTTCGGCTCAAAAGATAAGCCAAAGACTAACGCTGACATGTTCTATAACAAGCGCGTTCAATTCTACATGAGTCTAGCTAACCGCTTCTATCAAACGCATAGAGCAGTAGTGAGTGGTCACTATATTGACCCGGATACTATCATTTCCATCAGTTCTGATATAAAATTATTGAACAAGATACGTTCAGAAGTGTGCAGATTACCCACTACTCCTAATGGCGCAGGAAAAATACAGCTTATGAGCAAAGCCCAGATGTTTATTAAGCACGGAATCGAAAGCCCAGGAATGGCCGACTGCCTATCCATGGGTGAAGAGTTGCCAGCTCCAGTCAAGGTTCGACGCAAGATTAAATACAAGGGTTGGCGTTAATGCTTAATATATATTCTGACCTAGATAAAGTAATAGAACTACTCGAAGCCGCTCAAGATTCTGATAGTGATATAAGGGAGAAGATGCGCGAGGCCAGTCATTTTTTAGATAAAAGGAATGGCCAGTGGGAGCCTGAGATTTTCAGAGAACTCGAAAGAGGAAGACGGCCCAGATACACCTTTGACAGATGTAACCCTATCGTTGACCAAGTAGCTGGAGAGATGGAAGAGGCTGAATTTACCCTGCGCATTAAACCATCAGGTGGGGATGCAACTAAAGATAACGCGAGGGTGCTAGACGGACTTATCCGTAATATCCGCAATATCTCTAACGCTGAGGCCGTATTCAATGCTGCTGGTCGCATGATGATAACAACTGGCTTTGGGGCTTGTGAGGTTACTCACGAACTACCAGCTACCACCGCCTGGGATCACGAAATGTTCATCAGAGCGTTGCATAATGCGATAGATAGAGTCTGGTTTGATGAAACAGCGCAAGAACAGGACAACTCAGATGCTATGCATGTGTTTGTATTGGACGAGTTAGTGTCAAGAGTTTACAAAGAAGAATTCCCTAAAGCCAAGACAAAGTCTTCATTAGGACAAGACAGGACATTCAACGTATATATTGATAAGCCCACCGATACCATCACTGTTGGACGAATTCTATATAAGAAGAGGGAAGATACAGAGATAGTGTTAATGACTAACGGCATGGTCTATGAGGTTGATGATGACTTTGAGCGTGTTCGGGATGAATTAGAAGCACAAGGCGTCAATATTGAACTAGATGACCGAGGTGAAGAGAAGCGCAGATTACGCAATGGTTTCCGTGTCTACTCTAGAATGTTCAACAATGACGAATGGTTAACTAAAGAAGAGAAAACAGTCTTTAAAGACCTGCCTATTTGTGCAACTTACGCTAACTTCAAGATTAGCGAGAACAAACGCATAGTTAGAGGGATCGTAGAACACTTAATGGACCCGCAAAGAGTTCTAAACTACGCGACTTCACGCATGATTGAAGAAGGCGCATTGGCCCCAAGAGCCAAGTACTGGATGACTGAAGAGCAGAGCGAAGGTTATGAGGAAGAACTGGCCTCGATGAATCTCAACGCTGAACCGGTACAGCATTACAATCATGTAGCTGAACAACCACCACCATTCTTCCAAGGTGGAGCGCAGATTAATCAAGGATTACAGGAAACAGCACTACAAGCAGCAGAGAATATCACCAAAGCGGCGGGACTCTTTAGCTCAAACATAGCTGAGAATCCAGGATTGCAATCTGGTAGAGCAATAGACAGTCAGATATCACAAGGCAACAATTCCACAATTAAGTACTTCCGTTCTCAAGAGGTATTTATTTGTTACGTGGGAAAAGTAATGCTTGGCGCCATTCCAGAAATATATGACTCCATGAGGACTGTCAGAATAGTACAAGACGACGGCTCATTTGAGATGCAGACTCTTAACCAAATAGTTTTCGACTCACAATCCCAGCAGAATGTAGAGCTTAATAACTTATCTGCTGGAACCTATGACGCAGTGTGTGTGATGGGTGCAGCATTCAAATCTAGACAAAGAGAAACGGCTCAAGCATTTGCAGACATGGCAGCTATTGACCCCTCAATCATTGATATTGCTCAAGATGTTTGGCTAAAGAATATTGATATGGAAGGTTTTGAGGACGTATCAAAGCGCTCAAGAGCTATCAAATTACAACAAGGGTTGATACCAGAAGACCAGTGGACTGATGAAGAAATACAGCAAGCTCAAGAGGCTCAGCAACAACAAGAGCAACAAGAACCAGAGCAAGACCCTAATTTAGTATTTGCCTTAGCAGAGCAGGGTAAGGCTCAAGCTGAACTACAAAATGCTGAGAACAAGCGCAATGAAGTGGAGATGGAATCTCAGATTAACCAAGGCAAGTTAAGTCTAGAACAAGACAAGTTGCTATTGGAAAGGGATCAGTTCGACCAGTCAACTAACGTTAATCTCAATGTTGATGCTGCCAAGATAGACCAGAACAGTAGAAAGATTGACCAAACTGACCGTAAGCTCGATATGGATAGAGAAAAGCAGACTTTCACTCAAGAGTTGGCCTTGTTATCCGCTCAGTTTGAGCAAGCCATGAGAATGCAGAGGCAAGAAATAGAGAATCTTAAGACACAAGCCGATTCATGGAAAGTCATGCGTGAAGCTAGTGGTGTTGACGCGATAGTCGGGCCGGGAGTAGTAACCAACTTCAAAGAGCAGGCTGATATTGTTCACGAACAGCAGCATAAAGTTTCTGAGAGTAGAGAAGTTTTAGACATAGAAGACGTTGAAATAGACATTAACGATACAGAGGTTTAATCATGGCAACATCCCTAGCACCAGTAGTTTTAATCGCCGGAGTATGGAAAGACCTCTATGCCGATACAGGAATAGCGGTGGGAACTAAGATAACAATCGAAAACAGGGGCGCCCGTGATGCGGTATTGACTGAAGCGAACGCTCAACCACCTCTGAATATTGAATCCATAGGATACAGCCGACTGCTTTCGGTTAACTCAATTAGAAATGGGGTTAGTCAAAGGGATAGTCCAACTACTCCGATTGGAGTCTGGGCCTATTCTTCTGCAGGAACAACACTACAAGTGGAGGTTGCGCCATGACTGGTTTCGTACCTACTAATCCTGTCGGTGGTGGTGGTGGAGGAGGTGGCGCTCCAGGCGGAGCTGGCACTGAATTACAATTCAGACAAGACGCCACTACCTTTGGTGGGGCTGGTGGAACGACATGGACTGCGGCTAATAATTCATTAGCATTTGTTACAAGTGCCACGACCGGATCGGGATTCTCACTCAGTTCTACTACATTAACCACGGGCGACTTGTTTCAATTAAGCCAAGCGTCAACCCAAATTGGCACTAGAAACTTACTTAGAGTGCAAAATACTAATGCAGCTGCAACCGGAACTACCTCATTATCAGTGCAGCAAAACGCACCTCAGAATGCTGTAACAATAGATCACAATGCAGCCACAGGAATTGCTCTACATATTCCTACCCCTCAACAAACAACAGCCAATATTTTTCAAATTGACACGGCGTTTTCTCTTACTACAGGGGGAATAGCGAGATTTCAATCAAACTCAACAAGTCCAGCAACAAGAACATTAATTGATATTGTTAATGATGACACTTTAGCGACGGGCGCCACTTGTCTTAACATTAAACAAGATGCGAGTGCAAGCGGACTGACAATTGATCACAATGCTACTGGCGGTCAATCTATATTAATTAATAGTCCCGCTCAAGAAAATGACTTCGTAATGGTGATTAATAGTGCGGACGCCCTTCTTGCGGGAGGAATTCTACAACTAGAGTCAGGAGCTGTGAGCACAACTGCTAGAAGACTTCTTGAAGTAACTCAAACGAATTCATCAGCCGATAATACCGAAGTAGCTCATTTTGAAAGCAATGCAATTGGCAATGTTTTAAATGTAGTAAGTACTGGTCTTTTCGATACGGTAGCTGCGGCTATCACAGCGAGTACCCGCGCTGGAAGTGGATTGAATATTACATGCAATGGATTGCAAGCAGGTGGAGCAGTATTAAATTGCTCTTCTAATAGTACGAATACCGGAACTCGTAATTTAGTCAATGTTATCAATGACAATGCACTTGCAACTGGAGCAACTTGTTTACGCATTCAACAAGATTCGACTTCTAATGGATTGTTAATTGAGCATAACGCCGCCACAGGCAATGCTGTTAATATACCTACTACAGCCCAAACATCATCTAATGTAATTCAAGCGCTCTCAGCCGATTCTTTAACCACTGGCTCTATATTAAGTTTAAGATCTAATAGTGCAGATACCGATACTCGCGGTTTATTACAAATAATCAATGATAACACCTTGGCAACAGGGGCAAGTTGCATCACGATTCAACAAGATGCGAGCGCCAATGGCCTAGCAGTCATTCACACTGCAACTGGGGGTGTTGCGACTAATGCCACAGCCGACTCGTTAACTACTGGCTCTATAGCTACTTTCACTTCAAATAGCGGCGATACTACCACTAGAAATTTAGTTAACATTATCAATGACAATACAGCCGCTACCGGCGCCAATGCACTCCGCATTCAACAAGACTCAAATGCTAATTCATTAT